GTACTGTATACACAATCTACAGTGCAGGTACTACTGACTGGACAGCAGTTGGCGCAATGGCTAGCATGACTGGTATCACCTTTACTGCTACTGGAACTGGTTCTGGTACAGGTCTTGCAGTATTGGCCAACGTTAACCCTGATGTCATTTCATCGTTCAACTCAGCCGCAGTTGCAAACGTAGACAATGGTCAGCCAAATCCGATTGTTACAATCAACAACGCATAAGGAATAAACAATGGCTCAGGCTTCTACAGTTCAAAAGATTAAAGAGACTGAGACCGAAATTGCAGTCCTTCAGGTACAGTATGGATATCTAAATGAAAAAATGGATGATATCAAAACTGACCTGAAGGACTTGCGCTCTCATATTGATGGCCATGCCCTCGCAGCACAACAACTCATTACAAATTTTCAAGAAGAAAATAAAGAACAACACGCAAAGGTTGAAAAGAAAGTATCTGCTCTAGAAAAATGGAGATGGATGCTTATGGGAGCTGGTGTATTAGCTGGGGCATTGGGATGGCCTACTCTAGAAAAATTACTCGGTATCTAATCAAGTAAGACTATTCAACTTTTCAATTACAATATCAATATTCACAGTAGAAAATAATCCGGGGTGTAAAGGCTTCGGATATTGTCCTTCTGTTACCCAGGCATAACCGACATGCTCATCATTCAATGCAGGAATAAATTCTTCTTCGACTTCACAGAAAAAAGTATGATATACAAATGCGTTGTTCACAAACTTTTGTATAGGAATCAACTTAAGCTCTGTAATGTCGAATGACATTTCTTCATCACATTCTCTTGAAATACCTTCAAACAATGTTTCATCCTGCTCAATGCCCCCACCTGGTATACTCCATGTAGGATTTCTTGAGTCAGTTCTTAGTAAATAGAGATAACGTTGAGTAGATTTACTGTAAAAGAAAACACCGGCAGCTTGATGGGTCATAAGACTATGCTGTAATCACCTTGCTCGTACCAACCTTCGTAAGATTTCATCCACATTCCCTCATTGGGAACATAACGATACTGTACGTTTGTAGTGAGATTGGTTACAAATTCTACGTTATTAGCATTGATACTATCAAATGAAACTTGCCATTCGCCAGCGTTAGCATTATATTGGATGATATCGTTAGCATACGCTACTAGATCACCCCAAGCTACAGTAGTATCTCCTTCAGAACCAATGTCCTCTACAATAAGATACCTTACTCCTGGAGTAGGTCCGGGCAATCCTGCATTAGGTGCAGTCAATTGAGGATTAATAACGCTGGTTACCGGGGACATTGTGTTTTGCGGCAGAGTATCAGGGTCAATGCTATAAATTAAGTATCTATCGTCAAGTGGATCAGGTACAATAGTTCCTACAATGTCATCTTCGATATATGGATTCTGTAGCCAAATCTGACTAATACCAGGCTTTACTGCTCCGTATACGTTAAGCAAACTAGCCCAGTATAAGCTAGTGTTTGGATTAGTAGGCTGTTCTAATGATGAGTTAGGAGGATAGAATGCTTCGTTTGCAGGTAGTAACTGTAGTTGATTACCTTGCAGTAGTAATTTATATCCGTATGGGGTAATCTTTTGCCGTGTGCCCAATAATAAATCGTCATCTTGCATATCTTGGAAAGCATTACCTTTAAAAATAGAAGCGATAACTTTATGAATCACTCCCATCTTCTTAAGCTTACTTGACGTTGTAATCCAAATCGGCATATAGAACTTCCAAGTCATGACATCAATTGGATTTCCAGTTCCCTGCGGAATGCTTCTACTTGAGAAGGTTAATCCATCCTGATATACAACTGTCAATGAAGTCCAGTCTACGAAGTTGTCAGTGCTTTGAATGTCTAATGCTGGATTAAACAGTACGCCTAACTGCTCAATTAGTTCTAATTTTTGCTGATAGTTTGTTGTCCAAAAATCAACAGTAACTCTCAGCTTATACGGTACAGGCATCATTCTCTCTAAAGTAAATGCTTGCCCTTGGGTCTGTTCGAATTCACCGGTGTCTTGATTAACTGCACGTTGACGAATTTGCATTTTATCTACAAAGAATGGGTCTTGTGTTCTGCTTTGTTCGTACTCTAGCCCACTAACATAATAAGTAATCATTGGCGCTGAGGGCAAGTTACTAGCACTGTTATTAGCAATGATAGTGGCAGCTTGTCTACTACTATCACCATACATAATAGGAACTCTAACAAGAATTTCATTACCGTTAGGATCTTTGCCTCTGGTGACATACCAATTGCTAAAAATCTTAGCAAATTGAATTAGAAATCTTCTAATCTGATTATCGTAGAAAAACTGTGCCATTAAATCTCTTTATACTACTGGGGGAACAGGGGGTAGCGTCGGCTGTAATACCGACGATAGTGGCTGTGCCTGCGGAACAAATGTTCCTTCACTATTTAGATAGATTTCTTCTTGATCATTAATAAATCCTGATAGTTGCGATTTATCCTCGACAGTGAATCCAGTTTCTGTTCTTACATTCTCGCTGATTCTAACCCAAATTCTACCGTCCCAACGATACAATAACTGAGGATTATAATCTATACGTAAGAAATAATCTCCGACTTGTGGATTCTGCGGGAACGCAATACCGGCGCCAGTCGGATAACCATTAGGTGCTTGACCGTCGCCAGTAAGCATTCCTGCTGAGTAACCAAATGATCTAGGACTCGAACGAACAATAAACTGATATCTAGGATCACAGTCTGCACGATAGTCCATTTGCTGAGTAATGTCACCGGTGAATCCGGGTAGTTCAGGATTTTGATCTGCGGTAGCATAGGTATTATCAGCAGTTCCGTATGGTCCGTCGATGATGCCAAACGATTGCACTGATAATAGCTTAGTAGTTTCTACTGAACCAGAACCACTTCCGATTCTTTCTGGAGCCTGCTCGACCATTTCTAAACTTGCTTGTACGAATTTATTAATTTTGTCATCCATTGACATATGGTCACTGTCTGCGGTCATATCCCAAATAGATTGCAGTGCATTTTTTGATACTTTGATGCCTGCACTTGCATATTTGTATTTGGGATTACGCATGTAGACAACTTGTCCAGACGGTGATGTATTGCTAGTTGTAGGAATTGTGTTAACATCAATTGGCGGCGCAGGTTGATTATACTTACCGGATAGTGTGGTGTTTGACTCGTACTCGCCGTATGTTGGAACAACATATAGCTTACTAGTATCGTATCCTGCTTTGGGTACTAACCTCTGTGCTTCTCGTAGTGCAGCATCATTGATTGCGATGTTCTTACTATAGGTTGAGAGAATACTAGCCAAACTATCATTTTCCTTTAGCAACCAATATGTTGGGTTAGGAGGACTAATTCCAATCGGAACTTCTATAATTGATTCGTAAATTTTGTCTCCGAACGCAATAGTATAGCCCGGTGGATAAGTTCTATCCTTATCCCAATCACCGAGATAGTTGTCTTGATTGATCGGCTCTTTAAGAATGTCAGTAAATTCTTCACTGTTGACAAGTGGTTCACACTTAATACGCCATAAGTGAGGATACCAAGTTTGACTAAAGCCCTCACTTGCATAGTTACTATCCGTAATTTGATAGAATCTCTTTAACGCAACTGGAATAGTTTCGTTGAGTGGATTGTAATCAAGTAAGTGCGGAAGTTCCAGTACGTCACCGACCATAAGTTTTCTACCTACAAGATCTATCATATCGTTGTAGTGGACAGTGATAAAGATGATATCATTATTCAGGAACAGCCCGAATTGGCTTAAGTCAAAGTCTAAGTTCTGTACGTTGTAGTGACCACGTAAACGATAGATATCCTTATCGTATTTTCTGTCACGATTTTCTAGGAACAACAAGTCTTGAATGTTCAATGGGTCTAGCGTATCATAGTTCGGCTGAGTAAAATCAGTTGAAGTATCACCTGTTGCTGGCCCTAAGTATTTGTGAATATATAGGTCTGTCCCGCCTACAGTGAATTGTTCGGCTATCGTTCTGTCTAGAAAGCGATAGTCGTTTTGTTTGTTCGAACGATATAAACTTAACTTTGGCATATAGTTATTTATCGAAAAAAAAGGTTGACACGGTTACCCAAAACTGCTATAAGAAGACTATAGCAAGGAGATAGTGTATGGGATATCGTGTTCTTCGTGACCGTGAGACTAAGTATCAGCCGCGCAAGGGTCTTGAAGGTCCCTTCTTCTATCCAAACGGTCAAGTAACATACTATGACCCGAAGGAGGGCGCATACTGGGACCCAACAACTGACTTTTATCTGTCTTTTGAGGAACAGAACGAACTCCAAAATATGATTTTTGATAAACTTAAGGCTTGACATTGCAAGCCTACCGTTGTATAGTGATATATAAGCTGATAATTCAGGAGATACAATATGGCTCGCCGCCCCGCTATCATTAAAGCTAAGTCTACTAAGAAGACTACTCGTGCCCCTCGTCGCGGCGTCAATCGCTTTAGCTTGATGCCCACTGATAATTGGGATAAGGCTAGGTTCTTTGCTCACTATGATGTTGAGCGCAAAGATTGCGGCAACAAGGTTAGGGAGTATATCAAACAGAACTTTCCTAAGGATGTAATGACTAAGATCAATCGTCTTCCCGATTGGAAGGTTGATATGTATAGTCATTGGGCTGCTACTGCCCATCTTCTTGAAGTTAATCCTAATCTTGTTCCAGATGGCTATAAGACTGGTCTCGTTAAGTGGATTGAGACGCTTGCCCTTGAGGGTTCTGCACTCACTGCTAAGAAAGAAGAAAACGAAGGCGAAGAGAAGCCTAAGAAGGTAGTCAACATTCAGGAAATCATGCGTGAAAAGGCTGATGAAGCCTTTGGCGACATTGAAGCACTGTTTGACGAATTTATTGATTCGGGCTGCTCTAAGGATTTCAGCGTTGACAAGAAGGTGGTAGGCGCACTGGCTACTCGTAATATTCTCCCGCAGCATATGGCTAGTGCCATCAAGCGTTATCAACGACTGCTTGACGAATATCTTGAAGTTCAAGCTGGCAAGTGTGAACAGTTGAACGAGGGCTATAGTCACTATAGCAAGATGCAAATCCGTTACGCTATCAAGATTATCGAAGACATTATCGCCGAAATGAATGGCTACATCAGTCTTAAGCAGGCTACTAAGAAGCCTCGTGCTAAGAAGGCTGTACCTGTTGAAAAGATTGTCGCTCGTCTTAAGTATTGTAAGGCGTTTAAGGACGATGCACTCATGCTTGAACTTACTGGTCTAAGCCCCGTTAAGCTTCATGAGAGCACCGAAGCTTGGGTCTATGACACTAAGAAGCGTAAGATGCATCACTACGTTGCAGACGCTTACAGTAAGTGTCTGATGGTCAAGGGCAATACTATCATTGGCTTTGACAAGAAAGAAAGCGGTATGAAGACGCTTCGCAAGCCCGTTGAACAGATTAAGGCGTTGATGGGTAGTAAGCCCGTTGCTCGTAAGTATTTCAAGGAGATCAAGGCTGTTGAGGCTGTACCAAATGGTCGCTTCAATGCTGATATGGTCATCCTCAAAGCATTCTAAAAGGAAAATATATGACAACTCAAATTGATTTAAACAAGTACGCAGATTTTGTTCTTACTGTAGCGTCGGAACCTAGCAAGGATGCAGAAACATTTGTAGAGCATGTTCGTAAGCTACACAACAACAGCCGTGTTAATATCCCGTTGCTACTCACTTCGGGTATCGGTCTTGCTAGTGAAGGTGGAGAGTTCAACGAAATCGTGAAGAAGATTTTCTTTCAGGGTAAGCCCCTCAACGAAGAAAACATCTTCCATATGAAGCGTGAACTAGGCGATATTATGTGGTATTGGATGAACGCTTGTAACGCACTCGGTCTTGACCCTAACGATGTTATTGCTGAAAATGTGAGCAAGCTAGAAGCACGTTATCCAGGTGGCGAGTTTGATGCTCACTACAGCGAGAACCGCAAAGAAGGTGACTTGTGAGCAATAAGCTTGAAGCATCTATTTTAAAACTTATCGCTGAACAGTTTGGTTTAGGCAAAGTACATCCTAAAGATCGTCTCATTGAGGATTTAAAGGGCGATGCATTAGACGCAATTGAACTTGTAATGCGCCTAGAAGAAGAATTTAATGTTCAGATACCTGATGAAAAACTAGACTATATCATCACTGTACAGGATGCTATTGATTGCGTTATTAAAAGTAAGCAGTTAGTTTAAGTACAATAGAATAGAGGTCGTGGTCGTTTCCTGATAAATAAAGTATAACAGGAAACGAACATGGCAGCAGACCTTTTAGCGACACCAAATAATCAAGACTTAATTGAGTATAAGCAAGGACTCTTTGAGAACCTTCGTCTACGTATGGGCGGCGACATTGTTGATCTAGAATTAGATCCTCAGCACTACGAAGCAGCATATAACTACGCTATCAAGCTTTACCGCCAAAGAGCGCAAAACGCTAACATCGAATCCTACACTCTCTTCACCGTACAGAAGAACGTGTATGAATACACGTTGCCCAGCGAATTCATCAACGTAAGATCCCTGTTCAGACGCACAGTAGGGCTTGAGACAGGTCCAAGTTCAACGTCATTTGACCCGTTCTCAAGTGCAATTCTCAATACCTATCTACTGAATTATAACTATACCGGTGGTCTTGCTACATACGATTTTTATGCAGGCTACGTAGAACTTACAGCACGTATGTTTGGTGGTTATCTTACATATACCTTTAACCCGGTTAGTAAGTTGCTAAAGGTCACTAGAGACTTCAAAGGAACCGGCGAACGCATTCTTATTTGGGCAGATGTACAGCGTCCTGAACTAGAATTGCTACAGGATCCTGGCGCAGGGGTTTGGATTGGCGACTATATCCTAGCAGTGCTTAAAGGCATCATTGGTGAAGCTCGTGAGAAGTTTCAATCAATTGCAGGTCCTGGTGGCGGAACGTCACTGAATGGTGCTGCTATGAAGGCTGAATCCAAAGCAGACCAAGAGCGATTGATAATGGAATTGAAAGCCTACGTAGATTATTCACAGCCTCTCACTTGGGTACAAGGTTAAGGCTTGACAACACTCACTTCTTATGTTATAGTGTAAGAATGATAATAGGAATAACAGGACTTATCGGTAGCGGCAAAGATACAGCCGCTGACTATCTTTGCACATTTCACGGATTCAAGCGTATGAGCTTTGCTGGCACGCTTAAGGATGCTGTTGCAGTTATCTTTAACTGGGACCGTGAACTTCTTGAGGGCTCAACTAAAGCCAGCCGAGAATGGCGAGAAGAAGTTGACACTTGGTGGGCAGAACGATTGGGCATCCCCAATCTGACTCCCCGCTGGGTTCTACAACAGTGGGGAACAGATGTTGCCCGCAAAAGTTTTCATAATGACATTTGGGTAGCAAGCGTAGAGAATCGTTTGCAGGGCATTAAGGATGATATCGTAATCACTGACTGTCGGTTCGGCAACGAAGTAGCCGCTATCAAGAATGCAGGTGGTATCACTCTTAGAACTCATCGTGGTAAGGATCCTGATTGGCTTGTAATAGCAGAATTGCATAATGATGCGGATAACGACAAAGATAAAACATATCTTAAAGACCTGCTAGAACAGAATCATAATGTTCATGCTAGCGAATATAGCAGTGTTGGGCTAGACTACGATTACCACATTGACAATAACGGAATGATTGACCATCTACACAAGCAGATGGAATCAATAATCAACCGTTAAGTCACCCCTCTTCCACGTAACCTCTTTGCGCTTAACGACTTCGATGCAATTGAGACATATGGTTCGTAGATTACTGAATGCTACATTGTTCAAATCACCGTCAATGTGAAAGACAGTCATCTGACTAGGATATAAGCTTTTGAAGCCGCACAAGTCACAGTGCGGTTTCTTTTTATATCCAGCCTTCTCCCAACTGGGTACAATAGGTTTCTTCTTAGCCTTCTTCTTCCCACAGTTATCACATATGCGTCGGTAATAGGTTTTACCATTGCGGATATAGTTTATAG